ACCAAGAGTATCATTGTTGATGCCTGGCCAACGGACTTGCTTCATTCCGCTTACTTCAATTGCGTAAACACTGCAAGCAGAGTTAAGCGTTGTAACAGGTGCTTCTCCCACAACTTGACTTGACAATACTAGTGCTGCATTTGCTTCGACAAGAATGTCAGACAACTTATGACGAATGACTTTGGTTGATGTAGAGATTGGTTCATCTGTACAAATTGAACGAATGCCATATTTTGTCTGATTCTTAAAGTCATTAACTCCCTTGTACCAATGGCTTGGAATGTGTTTGAAGATGTCATAGCCCATACCCGAACTATCTGCAAGGTCAATGCTTGTGCCGTCAGCCATAAAGTTATAGTTATCATCGCTGATTTGTTCACAACTCATAATCTTAGTATCGGAGTTATACGTACCCTTAACTGCATGGCTCATATCATCAAGACGTTTGAAGTGACCACTTGGCACATAATCATTGCCGAACAAATATCCAGTGCTGTTGTCAAGGTTAGTGATATTCTCGCAATCATCTTCTGTATCGGTATAACTAACGATTGAGAATTGGGAATTAATCACATTCAGTTCCGGGAAGTATTGATTGAGTGATTTTAAGCCTACGACACCATCGGAATCGTCATCTTCAATCAGTTCAGACAATATCCACCGACCGATTAAGCCTGAACATTTGCTACTTTCCTCATACGCCTTTCCAGTAGCATCAAGACCGATTGCACCGATAGAGTATATCTTTCTCAACACACTGACACTTGCGGTCATATTGATATTAGGAATACGGATTTCTTTAATTGTGCCACCATTTGCAATCTCCATAACGATGTTTTCTGTATCGATATGGCTACACCCTTCAATCCACAATCTATTGATGCCTGTAACACTTGCAAGAGTAAGACCACCGGGATATGTCAAGTTCGGGAGATTTACAAGTTCAAGCGATGTCATCGTTGCCGGAAGCGTCAGCGTTTCAATCGGCGATGTTTGAGCAATGGCACAAGACATGAGTTTTGTATCCGTTGCCGTAATGCTTTCAATGCGAGGACAACCCTTTGCATCTACACTTGTAGCAGTGGTTTTGCTGATGTCAAGTTTGCGCAAGAACGGCATATCATCAAGGACAATTGAGCCAAGAGGATTAAAGCCGTTCAATGATGTGTTTGCCGTGTGCTTATCGCCACCAAGAATGATTTCCTCGGCAAGTTCAAGTTTACTCAAATCATCAAAGTGGAAAGCGAGCGACATTTCAGAAAGGTCAATCTTGCTCATTCTTCCCGGCTGATAGATGTAGAGCAATGCTCCTGCATCGTGGGCAAAGTTGGTAAACTCGTGCGATTCTCCTGCTTCAAGGAATACCGTTTCTGACAACTGACCACTTGCGTCATTTCCAATACCGAAATATCCGGTTGCTGATGCTGTGATGTATATTTTAGAACTTTCAGAGATTGCAGACACACGACCACTCAATGGGTTTGTGAAGAAATCACCTGTCTGATAATATCCATCACGAATCGCCCAACGCTGTTCAATGAATCGTGGCATTGTAGTCAAACCCAATCCGTGCAAAGCATAGAAGTAGGGCAAATTGGCAATGCTCGTATGGTCAATGTACTTACGTTCTCCGTCATACGAAGATATGACCTTTGGCCAGAATTGCAGTCGGCTTTCCACGAAGAAATACATTGCTCCGTCAGGAGAGAATGGAACCATTGTGCGACCGCCAATTTCTGAAGTCTGATTACGCATCTTGTTGATTACGCTTTTCAGCGAAATCGTGGTAACACCAAGGTCATTGCTGTTCCAACACTCTTGCTGCTTATCAATGTTGTTGAACAGCACAGAGCCACTACCCATATAAGGATTGGTGTAACCGCTTTCTTCATCAGTCGGTTTCATCGGATCGACTTCTGCATCAATATCACGACCGCCATCATTATCAGAACCATTGCAGGTATCGCAATCATATACTTTGTTCAGATACATTCGTGTCGGTTCCATATTCTTGTAGCCTGAATATACACCGTTTTCTACCGAGCAGCCATCTTCAAGGAAGAACATGGGTTGCATATTCTTTGCACGTTGATCAACAGCCGCCAAGTAGTCGGAAAATCCTGTATAAGCCATTGCACTTTCAAGAGATATGTAGCGATAGGCATTCTTCTTCCAAATGTCTTTCCAACCCTCAACCTTTGAATAATCGCACGAATCAAGGAAACGCAATACATTGAACAAATCGTATGGGACTTTCTTGCCAAGCGCAAGGTCTTCTTGCAATTGGTCATTGTCAATCATACATTCAAAGTAATACGTCCACGCAGGATATGTTTCAGCGGCAAGACCGAGTTTGTTCACCCACGATGATTTCTGTGCAATAGGCTTCATCATATCATCTACTGTGGTTACACCTTGGAACCAGTCCATACCAGCATATTGAAGCAACTCATATCCGCTTACAGGATTGAGTACATCGCCAGTAACGACCCACTTGCCATTGACTTGTTTCATTGAGCCTGTTGAACGTTTCCAAGAACCACTTACGTAACGATAAATGGCATAATCTCTACCGCAGTATTGAGAAATGAGGTATGCGCTATTTGTATCAAGTCCGTCAGTAGTCTTGAAACGCGCTTCTGTCTGTGCAAGTGTTTCGCCAGCAGTTCCGAAGAACTCTATGAAATCACCATAGTTAAGACAGCCTTTGTTATATCCTGGTGTATCTTTGAAACCAAGTGCGACTTGCTCTCCCTTATCTTCTTTCCAGTTGCCTTTTGCGTGGAACCAAGCATCTTGTAGAGTGTCAGTAGTGGCACGGAAGCAGGCTATCGGGTGATTTTTGGTAGAGTGGTCCATTTGCAAACCAGTAAGTACATCATTATCGCCCAAGTCTTGTGTACCGTCAAATGCACGTTGTGCAGGTGTCTGATATGCAGAGCCAAGGGCACGGAACGTTGCATTCATCATATCACATACACCGCAGTCATTAGCATTACTACTATCCGAGTAGTCCACCTTAACAGTGATAACATCAACGAATAGGCCAGTCTCGCTTACATACACTTTGTTGTGCTTTGCAGCTAGTATGGCTTTACGACCGAGTTCAGTACTTTCATCGGGATTAAGCAGCGTTACGGTTGCCTTCTTACCAGTCGCTTTGTTCTTCTTGTTGAAGTTGAATCGGTCATTCTTTATTGGTCGTTGTGCTGATGTCGTTCCCTGACGTCTCCAAAGCGTGTTTACAGCCTTGAAGTTCACTTCTGGGTGTTGCGGATTGAAGTAGTAGAGTGTACACGAGAATTGGTCTGATGTACTCGTACCACCATTCATCTTATAATCATAGTTGTCAAACGTTGTTTGGTCTGCGACAATGACATAGTAAGGAATACCCTTTGCTTCCATAAGCGACATCGATGGCTTGCCGGTTGTATCAAGTACGTTCTCTTTGTCGTATTCGGCAATCATAGCGGTAACATCGCTCAGTTTGCAAAGGTAGTTCTGGAATGCTTGCAACCACTCCATATAGCTGTTATAAGCCATAAAGTAGTTGAGATTGAAATCACCATTCGTGGAGTTGAATGTGATTGTCTTGTTTTGTCGGAGTGCGCTTGTCCCCGGCTGATAGCCAATGGCAGCACACTCTTCACCATTCACATACAATTTCACAAAAGAATAGTTCGTTCCCGAAGATGCGTCAGATGCTTTATAGGTAACATACTTTGTTCCCGGTTCGACAACTACTGCAACGGTAACTTTTTCTCCACATCTGAAACCAACTCGCTGTCTTTTGGGTGTACCATTGAGAACTGTCAGTACAACTTCATTGCCTTTGACATAAAAGCCAACACCTGCCGACGGGTCATAACACTCGCACAACATTGCGTCTTTGTCTTTGATACTCTTTGTGGAAAAAGCAAACTGCAATGCACAGCCACTTGTTTCAAGCGCTGATGACGAGAATGGAGAGAAAGGTATTTCCGCTGTAACATTCTCTGCGATACGCAATACTTGCTCACCAAGAACTGAAACAAATCCATTGGAGTTGTAATTACAGCCATTAACAACCATTGAATAATCACCATCTTCGATGCTGTGGTCAGTCTCGCTGTTGCTTCTTGTTGAGAAATCAAACGAGAACAAAGCACCTTCTTTTACGCTTGCATCAATGGCAGACCCTTCAATGGTCAAAGTAATTGTTGCGCTTTCAGAAGAACCGCTACGGGCAAAAATATCGATGCTCTTACTTCCGTCAGTTACATAACCCTGTATTTGTTTGCTTACATTGTATGGCTGACCAATCGGGCAGTTTGCAGTAGTTGCAACAATGCCGTCAATAACGACTTCTACCGCAGTTGTTGTCTTGTTTGGAGTATATGCTGCCACATCAACTGAAAGGCTGTCATACAAGCGTATTTTGCCGCTATTCCTATCATCATAGCGTAATGCTACCAGTGGCACAGAAGAAGTGCTATCAACGCATATTATGGCAGTATAGATGATGTTGCCTTTTACACCTGATGCTATATCAGTACCTTGTATCCGTATTGGATAAGCACCGTGAGAAAGCACCTCTCCATTGCCAAACGCATTGTTCGGATTGATAGAGATGTTGTGTGAATACGTGTCTAAGACAGTTGCAGTACCGAGAACTTTCCATTCGCCATTGTATAGCATTTCGGTTTTGACAAGAATGCCTTGCTTTGTGCTTACATTGTTCTCGAACTTATACATAGGTAGAGATTTCTCTTTGCCACCGACTTCAAGAGCGGTAGATGATGTATAGTTGAGTGTCTGAATACAAGTACAGGTAACATCAACCGCTGTAACGGTTATGGTTCTGCTCTTTGTGTTGCCGTCAGCATCTGTTGCTGTGATTGTGAAATCCTTGCTTGATGCAGATGTAATGAAGTCTGTGAAATCAAACTTGAATTTGAAATCAGTGGCACTTGTTGATGATGCCGTGTTTACGGCATCACTCCATAACACGATGCGTGTAAGAGAATCAATGATGCTTATAGTCTTGATTGTGCCGAGGATTTCGGTATCACCGTCAAAACTTACACTTTTGATTGCCGCACGCAGAGTGATGTTGCTCCCGAATGCACCAAATATCGCTTGTGTTTCAGGATAAATGTTGAGTGTTGAACCACTTTGTGTACCACCACCATTACTACGTGGAATTTTTATCGCATCACCGACTTTTTCTCCTTTTGCATTTACACCTTGAAAAATATAGTTCTCTGCATCACTAAGGTCATCAAAGTTTGCAACAGGCTTAGTCTGGAATGCTTCAAACGCTCCACCAGAAGTCAAGACCTCTTTGCTGTCTTTTTCAACTTCATCAGTAGAAACAATATCACTGCCACCGCCATTTCCGAAGTCTTTCCATTGACTTTCATTAGTGGCTGTCATATCTGTCAGTTTGCCTTGGTACTGTTTGGTTTCCCAAGTGTTTGTCTCTGTATCACGTCTATACGTTATGACAAGACCTTCCTTACGATACTTTATACCGCTTGACTTCTCATAGTCTATCAACGCTTGAATAGCCATTGACAAAGTATAGTCTTTGTCCTCGTATAATTGATTGATATTGATAACTGGTTCTACACCTGCGGATATTCCTGCTGTGTCAATCCAATTCTCAATTTCTACGAAGTCAGCCTTCTTAGTGGTGCTACCGATATACTGGTATGTTTTCCACGATTTATCCGCTATGGCAAATGTGATTTGCATACCGAGTTTGTTCTTTCCTTTTTCGCAAGCAACCTCTATGGCAGTCTGCAAATTGTAGTATGGATTAGTACTATCAACAATAGGAACTTCATTCGTTACGTTGAAGCAGTTTCCGACTGATGAGTTTTCTTCAATGAGTTTGATGATTGCTTCTTTGCTGGATCCAACAGAAGCAAGTGCGTTTTCTGATTTCAGCCAAACATAAGTAGCACCACCATTATCAATGAAGATACGGTCTGGACGAGGAAACTCCGAGGTCGTGTTATAGTCAAGTCTTTCCGGCCATTCGGAGCAAAAATATAATGTGCCATCATTGTTGATGTCAATACCTATACGGAATGATTTGTCAATGGTGGAGTAGTGGATGTTCTTCTCATCGTACTGATATGGAAACGACTCTGATTCGTCCCATTCAAATCCACCACCTGCATCACTGAACGATTTTGTAAGCACATTGCCAAAACGATGAGCAAGTCCGGTTTCTTCAAATTTGGAAATCTTATCAGCAAGTTCTTTCCCCTCATTTCCCGGATATGCGTCTTTATCAGTATATCCGAGTTTCATATCAGAGCCAATAATTATGAGAGATGATGAGCCTTTACGATACACTTTGCTTGTGGAGGTACAAGTATAGATTTTGCCAGAAACTGGTGTGCGACCATTGTCTGTGGCAATGCCAAACTTATCAGCATCGCCCCAATTCGGATAGTAATTAAAATTGTTTACTATCAGACTTGGCTCTCCATCTATATCATTCCACACATCATCTGCCATCGACAGTTCTGGCAAAGCCAAAGTCTTTATGGTTGAGTTGGGACGAAGCACCGAACCCCATTCGTCTTCTGCAACAGTAAAACGAGCAACTGCAAGAACAAATGTAGAAGTTGCTTCATTATACACAACCATACAACCACTATCTATTGATTTCTTTGTAGTTGTGGTTGTTTGTAAAGTAATGTCAGATACTATGGAATTAAACTCTATAACATTATCAAACTCTGTCGGTATATGTTTAGAGGGTACTAATCCGTTTTCGTCAAGTGGAGCGATGCCATTAGCAACTCCTAATTTCCCGTTTATTTTCTCAATTGAGGACGTATTAGTTTTTGCCACTTCCGATGCTTCGTCAGCAGTTTTTTGTGCGCTGTCGGCTGTTTTCTGTGCATTTTCAGCTCTATTTTTTGCTTCTGAAGCAGTATTCATAGCATTGTTGGCTATTGCCGTAGTGCTATTGAGGGTATCTTGAAGCGTTTTGTCAGTATTCTCCCTTGCCGTGGTTTCTTCAGACAAAGACGAGTCAGTCGCATCAATAATATCGACAAGCATCTTGCCGACACGCTCTGCGGTATTGTTACCTTCGCTATCCTCATAGCGTATGACTTCTGCCTGATTTTTGAGAAGTGATTTATTGTTAAGTGCCATATCGTAAGATTTTATCCTATTTTTCTAATTTTAATTCCTCCGCTTGATGTGGATTTTCCAATGCCATTTGAAATTAATCCTACACGCTTGCAGTAATCGATACAGTCTTGCAGATAAGAGTTTGCAACTTCTATCGTATCGTTATAGCACGACGAGCGTTCTGCCGTTGATATATGGGTGGAGTAGTCCGATTCTTTCAGAACAATGCCATATCTTGTTGGTTGGAAATCACCAACCATAACATTCTTTGCAAATACATAGTATGATATAGTTGCTTTCAAGCCGGTGAAATGGAATACATCACCACGATACATATAAGAACCACCTGAAAGCAGTTTTTCAAGGGATTCGTCAATATCGTCTTGAAGAAGTTGATGATATAACTTGTCGCCAAGGACTGGCTTAATGCTCATCATCTCAACTTCAGTGATATATGCAAGCAGTCTTTCATCGTTGATATTGTTGCCCATTGGGCGTCCGGCAACGACTACTTCATTGGTTTGAATGAGGTGTTGTTTCATCTTGCAACGCTACTGATTGGTTACTAACGTATGGTAGAGGTTCTATCTCGTAATCATTACTTGGATTTGCGACCTCATACCATTTATCAAAAATTCTCTTTAAGGCACGGGAAATGGCTCTACGCTCTTTGTTTACAAGCGAGTTATAGTATTCGTAGGCTTCGGCTAAAACAGTACCGCTAAAGCCAAGTTTGCCAGCCCTGATACAATACCACGGTTCTTGACCGAATGCCGAATAAATCCTTTCAACAATGCTTTGCTCTGTGCAAGTAAATTTGGCATCATAGTTCGTGCCTTCAACGTTGATAAACTCCGGCTTGTCATCATCGGCATTGAGTGTTATATCCATTATTGAGCAACAATTCGCATCACCTTGGAATACATCAAGGCTCTTGCTGAAATCATACTCATCGTCTTTCTCTATAGTATTTCCATTTTCATCAAAATCATAACGGACTCCTTTCTTGTGTACGAACATACCGGCAAGCATAAATCCGTTACGCACATTTCTGTATTTTACGTTGTCAAGACCTTCATCTGTGGAAAGACACGTTACTACCTTATCGTAAATTGGTTTTGGATATTGACAAAAGCCGTCAAGACTGAACCATAGTATCTGACCTGAATACATATCAATACCACCCTCGTGTTCAATCTGCGACATTACCACTTTCTGAATGGGATTGAACATATATATCTTTTTGACTGACTTCTTATCTACTGTCAGTTTCTTGCCTTTTCGTGTACTTTCACCAGTCCAATCCGGGTGAACATTGACATAAAGGACTTGACCGTTCTCATCTTCCTCTTCAAGTCGGCAATCTTGGAATGGAACGTGTTGCAGTTCTACTATTTCTGCTGCGGCATTGTAATTGACGTGAAGCGCAAAGCCACGATACAATGCAACATCTTGTGCAATCAGACGGAAAACGTCATCAATAGTCTCTCCTTTGCGGTTGCACACATATTCCGCAAAGTCGGTATTTCGTAATCCATTCCCCTCAATGAATGTCTGATACCTATCTACACACCCAGCTCCCGTAGGACTGTTCTGTATGAGGTCATACATACGTTGTGGGTACAGGTTATCCGAACCATAACTTTGAATGTTAAGGCTCATCAGATAATTGGAGGATATGCGTTTAGGCGGTCTTATTACGTTATTGGCATTCATCTACAAGAATGGATATAGTTGTTTATTAGAGATCAATGGCTTGCTCTGACGCTGTGCTGTCTTGACCTTCAGTGTTTGTGTCTTCGACTACGGCCTTTGCTCTTTTTGAGCGAGTGGACTTTGGAGTGCTTAACTTGGCTATTTCTGCTTTCAAATTAGCCACTTCCTCTATCAGTGCGTCACGTTCTGCGTATGCTTTTTCAAGAGATTGGTTTGCACCAGCAAGTTCAGTTTGCAGACTATCCTTTTCAGCAGCCAACTGAATGTTCTGTGCTTCAAGCAATTCAACCCTTGACACAGAGTCATCAGACACGTTATCGTTTATGCAATTTTGTTGAAAATCAGAAACTTGCGTTTCCCAATCATCAGGCAGATAGGAAAACATCTTAGCATTTTCCTCGCAAAGCGACAAGTACTTAATGGCAACCTCATCAGTAAGATTGGCGTTAGTGAATGCTTGTGAAGAACCGAAGAATGTAATCACTGCACCTGCTTTAAGTTGATATGAAGATTTCTTTGGCATTTTCTGTTCACGTTTGAGTTTAGTATATATTTCTATGTAAGCATCTCGATAGCAATTACTACACCCTTTATTGGTTATCTCCTTACCATAAATCATATAGTACATACTATCTAAGAAAGAACGGTCAAGAGAAGAAAAGCCGCTGTGATAACGGCTTTCCATTTCTCTTAACCGAAGTATAGTAGAATCGTAATCCATAATCAACATTTAGATACCGGAAACGAGGGACTGAAGTGCTGTTCGGGTAGTGGCAACATCTTCTTTGAACAAGTAAAGTGCAGGAGACGGAGCACCGCTTTCTTCAAGGGTCGAAGACCAACCGCCATCTGTTTCTTCGGAGTATTTGTCATCGGCAAGAGCAGTGGCAGACAAGCCTTGCTCAAAACCGTAAACTTGGAAAGTGTTTTTGCCGTCTTTTCCGGCAAACTGATTTTCAAGTACAACTACGAATTTTCCATTGGCGAGAGGGTCTATGATGTCTCTAACAACATCTGGACCATTGTCAAGTATTACGACATTGACAGTCTTGGTAAATTTCTTTCGATAAGTACCGTCTGCAATCGCAGTATTTGTACCCGTGAAAGGAGTCTTTCCGGGTACATACATACGATAGCCCTTTTTGCCAGTCTTTAATACAAGTGAGGAGAGGATAAAGCGGTTGTCTTCGGCACGAGAACAAGAATCGAAGTCAATGTCATCATAATTCATTATGTAGCCATAGTTCTTCAATCCGCCAACAGAAGCATTGTCGCAGTCAGCGACCATATCTGCTGCCAATTTGTAATCGCAACCATTTGAAGCCATAACTTATCCTTTCTTTAGAATGCACATTGCACGAGAGCATCTTCTCCTACAAGTGTACCGATGTTAGATTGAGCAAAAATGTGGTTCAGACGAGTAACATCATCAAATGTTACACTGACATCACTGATAGCGTCTTTTGCAGTTGTACCTGCAAAGATGTTTTGAGGTGATGTGAGGATAGCACGGTGAGGGCAGTTGAGAGAAGTGCCGTTGTCTTCGTACTTCTTAATCATTCTATCCCAAATGTCAAGCACAACGATATTATGACCATCATACTGCGACATCTGAATGCCACCTGTTACTTGTTCAACGGTAAGTTGGAGATTGTGCAAACGCTTAACATCGTTACGCAATGCTTTGAAAAGAGAGTTGGTCATCATAATGACATGGTCCTCTTTGTCAAAGATACGAGAGTCAGCGTCAGACAGTAGCTCATCAACTATACCGACAGCAACGCCTTCTTGACGAATTGCTTCTTTCTGCGACTGATAAGTTACCTTTGATTCGGAATCTTTTGCAGTGTTGGCTGCAATGGTGGTGAGCTGATGTGCATTTGCGGCAGTGATTGCCTTGAAACGCTTGAACAGACCATCACACATTGTGAACAATGCAGGATCCACACCTGCGGTAATCAGACCGCTGCTTGCGATATTCTTGGCATCTTTGTCTCCGAAGAATACAATACGCCAATACATATCGGTCATAGCACGTTGAAGGAGAGGAATGAGAATGTCATTCCAATACGGAGTGTCGGTAAGGTTGTGTACGTTAGTACCCCAATCAAGACCATACTTGGCGAGAGTATTTTCCAACTCTGTGTAACACATCTTCAGAGGGATTTGCCAAGGACCGAGTTCCCAGGTCTTTTCAATGCCGTTTACATTGACATTGTCGTAGGTTGGATTGCAACCAGACTGGTTCTTACCAACATCTCCCATATCGTCAATGTACCCAAGTTTCTGACCATTGAAGATGCTAGTCTGTTGGGTCATCACGAGCTCGATGTCCGGGTCATTGAAAACGGTGAGAAAAAGGAGTTCGCCCAAGTCCCTTAGCGCACCATTATCAACGGTAAATTGACTAAAATTCATAATTCAAAAATCTTTTAGTGTTGATGAAATGGTTTACTTGCGGCGAGCGGCACGTTTTGCATCAGCGGCTGCACGTTGCTCACGAATACGCGCTTGTGTGGAAGATTCACCGGCACCACGGCGACCGCCCTCTACAAAGCGACGATTCTGCGAAGTGTATGTGGACTTGGAGTCAAGTACACGTTCAAGCCACTTGCGACCACCAGCCTTGCTTACTTTCGCAAGAATTACTTTTTCGTCAGCGGAGAGGACACGAGCACCACCACGTTTGAGGGCTTCAAGCTCCTCTTTGAGTTCCTCGTTCTCTTCCGTGAGTTCTTCATTCTCGGTTTCAAGTTCTTCAACTTTTTCCACAAGTTCTTCCTCGTCCATACCCTCATCGGTTACAGTACCGTCAGGAGCAATGATTGAGGTGATAACGCCGTCTTCAACGATGATTTCAGTACCATCTTCGAGAACGAAGTTGCCGTCCGGAGAAGCTGCATCACCAACTTGAGGGTCGCCATCTTCTCGTTCAACAGTGAGTTCTGTGCCGTCTGCTGCGGTTACAACCTGAGCACGCATAGAAAGGTCTGTGATGCGTTTAACACCAGCCTTGGCGAGAAGTCGCTTCAAAAGAGACTTCTCAACAGTTACTTGTTTTTTGTTCATAATTCTTGTTTTTGAAATATTAAAAGTTCGAGTTTTTGATGCGGTAAGTGGCGACAAGGTCTTGCTGATAAAACCGAGTTCCATAGCCCGATCACTTGTGATGTAGGTGTCTTTATCCATCAATGCTTGCAGTTCTGAGCGGGAAGCATTTGTCCGCTGAACGTACAAACCGAGTATCTTCTGCTGTTCTTCACGCAGTGCTTGTGCCTGAATTTTGAGTTGGTCGATATTCTTGTCTAATGCGTCTGCCGTAAGGCGTACTGCATAATCAACTTCAGGGCAGCCAAGCGCAGGGTTGTGAATACAGAAATGGGCATTTTTGTAAGCGAAGCGTCTTTCAAGTGGTGCGGCAAGCAGAATAATGGTTGCCATTGAGGAACACTCTCCCTCGACAGTGCAAGAGATTGTTTTCTTTGAGCGGCGCAACTTGTCGTATATCGCCCAACCCTCAATGCAATCTCCTCCGCGACAATGTATGCGAATGTCAATTTCATTGTCGTTCTTATCCATTGCGGAAATAAACTCGTCAATGTCCTTGAAGCATACACCGTCAATGCCTTCCCACATTTGGAGTTGAATCTTTTCGTCTTCTCCAACAATGTCATTGAAAATTTTGAGGGTTGCCATAGCGAGTGTGTATAATCTTGTTATGTTGCAAAGTTACAAGTAACCAAGCGTAACAGATTAGTTTATAGGGGCAAAGTAGCTGAACGGCAATGTTCACCAATGAAGCAGCAGAACAAGCCTAATTGAATAGAAAAAGGGAGGAAGCCGAGAAGCCTCCTCCCTTATAGGTAGGTGATTGTTTCTTTAGGATTAAATCAAAGAGTCGTGGTAAGGTTGATTGCAATGCCGAGTGCTGAAGCAATGCGTAAGAATGATGAAAGTTGCATATCGGTTTCGCCTTTCTCTATGCGGTTGATGTATGACCTCTCTCTCCCGATGGCTTCTGCAAGTTCTTTTTGGGTCATACCGAGGGCTTTCCTACGGTCTCGTAGGATTTCTCCGTAGTACCACGCCTTTGCTTTATTCTCAAACTCAATACGATATGGAGAACCGGGCTCTCCATATTTCTCGTTCAGTTCACTCTCGGCTGATGTCAGTCCCGATACAGTAGAGAAATCTGCATCACGGAGTTTTGCTAACTGCTCTTTCGTGAGCCGTGGATAATTCGTACTCATATCAAAGTCATTAAAACATTGTAGGGTGTTGTTAGATATTGCAAAAGTAACTAATTGGTTTCTTTTTGCAAAAAGGTGACGCACAAATTTTTTGTTCTGTATATCTGATTTTTAGTGTGTTGCATGGCAGATAATAGGCTATGACAACTAAAGTTGCACATCACTTTATGCTACACTTTTTATTCCACACCTTTCGTGAACATTGTCTATAATACGTTTAATCAACTTTGGAGAGAACTCAATCTCCTCATATTCGTCCTTGGCAGAGTTATAAACTGAAACATCAAACTCCATACTTGAAATAGCAACTTCTACTTCATCTATCTCAATACCACCCGTTGGTGGAGTCCAATAATCTCCGGGATCGTAGTCATTGTGGAACGATATATCCGCATCGTACTTGGCAAGAATGTATATATCTGCATCCTCAGAGTTAATTTCTGGCAGACCATCAAGGCAGATTTCTTCAATCTCACCCTCGATGGAGTGTGTGCCGGAGTTATAGCAATGTCCGAGGTCATCTTCGTAACATTCAAAGTCAGAGTAATCGCCATCACAAGGATCATCAATGATGGCTTGCAGTTTATTTGCGGTGTCTGCTATAATGGCTTGAATCTGTTCTTCTGTAGGCTTCATTTCATCTTAGATTAATGATATAGATTTGAAAGAGCGAAAAGCGTTCTTCTCACAATCCCAGTAACAGATAACATCTTCGTTCTTGGAATGAGCATTTGCTGTGCCCTTTGCTTGGTAATTCAAGTTGTGGAGTGTACCTACTGCTTTTCTGATTTCACCATTAGATCTGCGGAATGTGAAGACTACTATGCCCGAAAGCATTTGAGTGTAGATTTTGACAGCCTTCCATGCGGCTTTGAGTGCGTCAGACAGAGTGGCTGCTTGACCTTTACGAATGATTGCGTGTGCAACCTTGAATAACTTTGATTTATTAACTTTCATCTTTTTCGTAGGTTTGGAATTAAATTCTTATTTGCATATAAACAGACTTAGGCATATTTTTCAATAAGAGCACGAACTTCAATGCGCTCCTTTCTAAAATCAGAAATTCTTTTACGATACCTCATTGCTTCTTCAATCTTACCTTCACTTTCAGCATTGATGCAATGGTTCCAATATCGTTCTATTTTACTATTGAGATACTGGAGGTCTTCTTTGAGTTCTTCTAACGTTGTCATCTTTTTCGTTTATTTAAGTTGTTATTTTGAATACCTAAAGTTAGCTATAATATTTTGATTGGCAAAATATTAAACAATTAATTATCAATTAGTTATGCTGTTTTTAACAAGAAATCCCGAAAGAAATCGTTGCGATAACTTTCGGGACTAACCTTGTCAGATTACAAATTTCTATGTTTGTGCCACTTCTTCTGGGACAGCATTCTTCGCTTGCAACTCTTTTTCAAGTTCTGCTATGCGTTGTTCGTAGTCTTTGTACTTCTGCTTGTAGTCTGCCGCTAACTTGCGGTCTATTTCAGCCACATCGGATTCATACGAGTGGTTAAGTGCGATGTCAAGCAGTGATGCAAATCCTGATGAGTAGCCAACAGACTTATCTGACAGCATCATTCTAATGAACTCTCGCATTATTGAATCTTTGTGTTGTGCCAATTTCGGAAATGCTGTACTTATATCTACAGCACTTTCGTAGTCCATTCCGATAGATTTGCGGAACTCTTGGGACAATCTGCTGACAAGCAGTGCAAGGAAGATGTTCTCTTCGGTGGCGTCCAGAGTTGTTTTATTGTCCGCATAAGTAGCAGTTTCCATAAAGGCTCTTTGGCGTTCCACACGTTCTACCTGCTTGGCTTCATCTGCAGCCCTCAGTTCTTTCTTGTACATAGATAACTGCTCCGCCTTGACTGTATCGCTTTGCTCCACTTGTCCGATTTCATCGGCTTTCAAGTTGAACAGGTATTTGACTTCTCCAGATAAGATGCCATTGTAGCTAACCTCAAAGACCTTGATGACAAGACCAGCATTGATGTTGTCTTCAAATACCGCTTTAACTCTTTCGTAGTTGGCAAGACGTTTTTGATAACGCTTGTCGTTCACATCGCAGTCATCAGACGGTGGAATGGGTTCTATCAAATATTCTCGTGTTCCGAGTGGCTGCGGGAACAACTGATAGGCTTGTGCTGCTTGGACGATATATTTGTTCTCTTCGGCACTTCCT